TTGATGACGATGAATACGATCAGATGTGCGAGCATAAAAAAATAAAAAGAGTTATACGCACAGACTTTAACTTAGGCTCAAGACAACAGATAGGTCAGTATCTACAAGAGTTTGGGTGGAAACCTAAAAAGTTTACGCCTACAGGCCAACCAGTTGTAGATGAAAGCACTCTTAAAAAGATTAAAAATATACCTCAAGCACAGCTAATTGCTAGGTATCTTATGCTTCAAAAACGAATAGGTATGGTCGCCTCTTGGTTAAAAGAAGTAGAAGATGACAATAGAGTGCATGGATATGTAAATCATAATGGTGCGGTAACAGGCAGGATGACACATAGATCTCCTAATACTGCTCAGATTGTTAGCAGTAACTCAGAGTACGGCAAAGAATGTAGAACATGCTGGACTGTACCTGAAGGTAAAAAGTTAGTAGGTATAGATGCTTCTGGCTTAGAACTTAGAATGTTAGCCCACTATCTAGATGATGAGGAGTACACAAATGAAATCATTAACGGAGACATCCACACTCATAACCAAAGAATTGCGGGACTTGAATCAAGAAGTCAGGGAAAAACTTTCATCTACGCGCTACTCTACGGCGCTGGAGACCCCAAGCTTGGAACAGTGGTTGGGGGAGGCAGAGATGTTGGTGCAAAACTTAGAAAATTATTCTTTGATAATCTCCCAGCATTTAAAGCTCTTAAGGATAGAGTGGGACGAGCATCTAAAAAAGGTTACATCAAAGCCTTAGATGGTCGCAAGTTAATTGTTCGGAGCCAACACGCAGCACTAAATACTTTATTGCAAGGCGCTGGAGCCATCGTAATGAAGAGGGCATTAATACTTTTTACAGAGTATACTAAACATTTAGATGCTCATGTTGTGGCTAATGTCCACGATGAGTGGCAGGTAGAAAGCGCAGCAGATGTTGCAGAAGAAGTAGGTAAGATGGGTGTCAAAGCTATTAAAGATGCTGGCCTATCTTTTAATTTAGCTTGTCCCTTGGACGGTGAATATAAAGTAGGAGACAACTGGTATGACACACACTAATATTCCTGAAAACCCTATGGGTAAATATATAAGACACCCTGAAAGATATAAGTTTGTAGAAGGGGAGTGGTGGTACTACTATCCTGAAGACGGTACAAGTATTCACACTGGAGGACATATTAGAGAAAAAGCAGCTACTTTAAGAAAAAGAGTAGACTCTTATATGTACGTAGATGGTAAATATATATCTAAAAAACATCCTCTATATAAGCCGGGACGCTACAAAGGTTTTACTGATGCAGCATTTAGTTCTTTAAAAAACTACGAAGCATCTAATGAAGGTCAAGTATATATTATACGTAACCCTGCCTTTCCTAGCTGGTGCAAAGTAGGCATGGCTGTAGACGCACAGGACAGGCTGAAGCAGTACCAAACATCTTCTCCTTATAGAGATTATGAATTAGTTAAAGTTTATAAAACTAAAGATAGAAGACAGGCTGAAGCAGAAGCTCATGCTGAACTTGAAAAACATTACGAGCGCCGAGGCGAATGGTTTGTTTGTGATTCTAGTCTGGCCGTGGATAAATTAAATAACTTATTTGAGGCGCAACAACTTGAACTCTTCTAAATCTTTAAACACTTTAGTAGAAGATATCTACACTAAAATTGAAACATTATCCAAAGGAAAAGATATTCAAATATCTCCCGAACTTGTGGATGAGTTTGGTGAAAGTATGAAGGATGCTTTGCTGCACTGGGCTACGCCTAGAACACAAAGTAAAGGCTTGCGTATGAGTAATATAGGTAAGCCTTCTAGACAGCTTTGGTATGATATGAAGAACGACAACTCTTCTAATACTGTAGACGCGCCTACTCAAATTAAATTTTTATATGGTCATCTTTTAGAAGAACTCCTGCTTTTCTTTGTGCGTCTGTCTGGGCATAGTGTAGCCGACGAACAAAAAGAAGTTGTAGTTAATGGCATTAAAGGTCACATGGACTGCAAAATAGATGGCGAAGTAGTAGATATAAAAACTGCATCAGGCTTTGCATTTAAAAAGTTTTCACAAGGAACTCTTGGAGAACAAGACGACTTCGGATACCTGTCACAGCTTGCTGGCTATGAAGAAGCTGAAGGTACAGATGCTGGGGGGTTTCTTGTGATCAATAAAGAATCAGGCGAGCTTTGTTTTTATCAGCCAGATGATATGGATAAGCCTAATATTAAAAACAGAATTAAAGAAATAAAAAGTTCTATTAAGCTTGCAACTCCCCCTGAAAAATGCTACACTCCACTACCAGAAGGTGCTAAAGGCAATGAAAAACTGCCTCGCCCCTGCACCTACTGTCCCCACAAGTTTGAATGCCACGCCGACGCTAATGATGGCGAGGGTCTTAGAGTATTTAAATACGCTAGTGGGCCTGTGTACTTAACTAAAGTTGTGTCTAAGCCTAGAGTAGAGGAGCTATGAATAGTAAGATAATGAAAAAAATAAATAACCATGCTGACTTTTTACTTTTAGGTTGGTTAAAAACTTTAATTCCAGAAGAAGAACATGAAAAAGTAAACTTAAAAAATCTTAATTCTTTTCTTCCCGAAGCTAATTATTTTTTTGCAAATAAATCTATACGTTTAAGTTTTTACAGCCCTAAGTGGGTCAGAAAAAGTTTAAAAAAATTAGTCTCCCAAGGAGAACATCTTCAAGATATAACCATGACAGACTTAGAAAATTTAGCTAAGAAATGACAACAAAGAAAAAAGTAAGAAGTGGTAAGCGCAAAGCAAGAGTCCCCCGCCCTAAGAAAATTTTAGCCCCTAATAATCACAAGTATGACTCTATATGGGAAGCTGTGCTGCATGAGTCAATACTCAAAGATTGGGAACACCATGTTGATCATGTAGAGTATGTAATTGAACACAAGTACGAGCCTGATTTTGTACGTGTGCTTGAAGGAAAAAAAATTTTACTAGAGTCTAAAGGTAGGTTTTGGGACTTTGCAGAGTATAATAAATATGTGTGGATTAAAAAAATACTTCCTAAAGATACAGAATTAGTTTTTTTGTTTGCTAATCCTTCTGCACCTATGCCGGGAGCAAAGCGCAGAAAAGATGGCACTAAAAGATCGCACGCTGAATGGGCGTGGAAGAACGGGTTCAGATGGTTTAGTGAAGACAGCATTCCTGATTCGTGGATTGATGTAAAAGCTAAAGAGTCTGAAGAATTTAAAAATAGAAATAGTAAACTTAATTTGGAGATGGAATGAGCATTGACGATGCAACACCAGAAGATTGGAATAAACTAACACAAATTCCTATGAGAGAAGATTGGGACGAGCCTAATGACCATCCTGTATATGGTGAAAATATACCTGATAATCGTTTAGGTACATCCTATTCTAACTTAATAAACACTATGGTAGATCACCCGCCTCATTATAATAACGGCCATATAGAGTGCATAGAAGCTATTGAAGCTATGCTTACTCCTGATGAGTTTGTAGGTTACCTTCGTGGTAACTCATTAAAGTACCGCTGGAGATTCAGGTACAAAAATAAACCCATAGAAGATCTACGCAAAGCTCGTTGGTACGAAGAGCGTTTGCTCAAGTTCTTAATGGAGAATCAGGATGTCTTGGGATAGAAAAGCAGAGCGAGTTGAAAAATTTAATAAACGAAAGAAGTCAAAAAATAAAGCACGTACCAAAGGATATAGACAGTCACAATTAAAAGAAAAGGACGATGTTGATGACATTAAAAACTGGGAAGATGAACTATCTAGGAATAGAGATAGACTATGACAAAGAAGAATTACTAAATGAATTTTCTTTAGAAACTTTAAAAGATAGATACTTTTGGGAAGATGAAACACATGCTCAAGAAGCTTTCGCACGGGCTGCTGTATACAGTGCTACTTATCAAGGACATACTGACTTCAATCTTGCACAGCGACTTTATAATTACGCAAGTTCTAATTGGTTCATGTTTAGCACTCCTATCCTTAGCAACGGGGGAACCAAACGTGGTTTACCTATCTCTTGCTTTCTTAATTATGTTCCTGACTCAAGGCGTGGTTTATCTGACCACTATGATGAGAACATATGGTTGGCAAGTTCAGGTGGAGGCCTTGGTGGATATTGGGGTGATGTTCGCAGTAATGGGGTATCTACTGCTAACGGTAGTGAGTCTACTGGTAGCATTCCATTCATGCATGTCGTAGACAGTCAGATGCTTGCTTTCAATCAAGGTGTTACTAGGAGAGGATCTTATGCAGCGTATATGGACATTAGTCATCCAGAAATTGAAGAATTTATTGCTATGCGAAAAACTACTGGTGGGGATCTTAACCGCAAGTGTCTTAATCTACATAACGGGGTTAGTATTTCTGATGAGTTTCTTTACTCTGTCCAGCACGACCTCCCTTGGCGGCTGATAGATCCTAAATCAAAGCAAGCTATAAAGACTTTACCAGCGCGTGACTTATGGTGGCAGCTAATACATACCAGAGCAGAAACAGGTGAACCCTACATCGTTAATCTTGACCGCTGCAATGAGGCGCTACCAAAACAGCAGAAAGACTTAGGACTTAAAGTACGTCAAAGTAATTTATGTTCTGAGATTACTCTACCTACTAGCGAAGAACGTACAGCAGTTTGCTGCTTGTCCAGTGTTAACTTAGAATACTTTGATGAGTGGAAAGACGATGAGTTATTCATCAGTGACCTAGTTACCATGTTGGATAATATCATTGAACATTTTATAACTCATGCTACAAATAGAGAACATTATTATGCTGTACATCTTAGTAAAAGCGGAAGACCAAGAAAATTAGATTTTGAGGAGTTTGAAACTTATGTTCCACCTAGTAAAAAAGGCTTTGCAAAAGCCGCTTATAGTGCATATAGAGAACGTGCGATTGGCCTTGGTGCGATGGGCTTTCATTCTTATCTTCAACGTAATGGAATCCCTTTTGAGGGAATGTACGCTGCCAGCTTTAACAATAGATCCTTTAAACATATCAAGGAAAGAGCTACTGAAGCTAGTGTACAGTTGGCTGGATCTAGGGGTGAAGCTCCTGATATGGTTGGGAGTGGTCGCTGTAACTCACATCTGCTTGCTATTGCTCCTAATGCCAGCAGCAGTATTATATGTGGTGGAACGAGTCCTAGTATTGAGCCTACGAGGGCTAACGTATTTACGCACAAGACTTTAACTGGTTCGTACAAAGTAAAAAACAAGTACTTGGAGAAACTACTAGATGAGAAAGGCATCAACACAGAAAAAACGTGGAAGGATATTGCTGCTGCTGAAGGCTCTGTTGAAGGCTTGGAGGCGCTATCTCAAGAAGAAAAAGAAATATTCAAAACCGCACCTGAGATCAATCAAATTTGGATCATTGAACATGCGTACCAGAGACAGAAGTATGTATGCCAAGCTCAGTCAGTAAACTTATTCTTTATACCACCACCAGCTACAGCAGATCAGGAGGTACATGATGAGTATCTGGAGTATATTAATAGCGTACATTGGGCAGGAGCTAACAAACTCAAATCTATGTATTACCTCCGCTCTAATGCAGCTAGAAATACAGAGAATGTTAACGTCAAAATACCAA